CGGTTGCGCGATGACGCCGGTACTCTCCGTGATGACGAGCGCGCCGTCTTGCTGTATGTAGGTTGGCACGGTATAGCCACTCGGCACACTGACCAGCGTTACGGAACCGGCAGTATGTGCCGGGAGTGGCAGATAGATCGTGCCGGTGCCATAGACGACGCGCGTGCCGGCAGCGGCGAGCGTCAGACTTGCGTCGGCACCGAGGTAGGCGTCAACCATCGCCTGCGCCTGGTCAAGCCGCGCGGTCAAGGCGGCATCAGGCGGCGCGGGATCATTCAGGAACTGGTCAAGACTCTGGTTCTTCAGGTCCACGAGACTGGCATACGTCGGCATTCGTCAATCTCCAGGTACGCAAAAAGCGCCACGCATAGAGCAGTGGCGCTAAAAGGCGCTGGAGTTATTCTGTTGTCGCTACAAGATCAGTGATTTATAGCGATAGCATAGCACAGCGCGCTCTTTTTGTCTATGCAATCACGCCACGTCCCAGCCGTCCAGCAGCTTTCTAACCGGAGTCGGCATCCAGCCTCTCAGTCCTTCCAGCACATACGTCAGCAGTTCAGCACGGTTGGTGATATTCGCGGCATCAAAGCCCGCCGTGTTGAAACCCTGCCCTGTTAGAAATGTCTTTGCCGCGTTGCGCTGTGTCGTTGTCAGCGACTCGGCAGTGACCTCCACCTGGCGCTGACCACCGTCCTCCGTGGTTTCCACGGTAATGTCGGCAATCGTCGTCGTGGTCTTGGCGGTACCGTCCGCCTGCACCAGCTTGACCAGGGCGCGAGCGCCCCAATCATGGAGCATAACCCACCCGCTTACCGCTGCGGGCAGCGTCGGCACGCGAGCGCCGTCTACAGTAGTGATAGGTAAGAGTGCGATACGCTTCATCTAGATGCCTCCTGGGAGAACTGGATAGCGCGGCCAAGCGATGAGTTCGGAAAGAACTCCGCCTGTGCCAAGCGTTTGCACCTCGATGCCTGTTTGCGTTTGAAAGTTCGTCGCGCTGCTGTAGGTCCAGCGCAGGACGTTGTTGCTGTAGCCTTTTATAACCGCGCCCTCCTGAACAATCACAACTCGATGTCCGTTTGCCATGACCGCCGCTGCATTTGAGAGCGTGGTCAGAACGCCTGCCACCATTTCACGGAGCAGCAATCCACCCGTGGAACTCACGCTCACAACAAAAAAATTCAATGCATCCTGTTTGCGAATGCGAGTATCAATAGCCGACGACGATGGCAGCGTCGTGACCGTAAACTCAATCAGTGCGTCTGCCGTACTGATCATCGTCGCACCCACTGCGGGTGACACCAGGCGGTTGGTATAGACCTGGGCGTCGGTAGCGAAGGTGGCGAGGTCGGTGACTTTGACTTCATCAATCGTCAGCGCAGCCGAATTGTTGCTGACCGCGACACGTTGTGGCGCATATGCGGTGACGTTATCTACCCATTGAAGCACCCACCTGCCGCCTTCCCACCGCACGTAGAATGCACCGATGCTCCTGCTGACAACGCCGAATCGTTCCTCAACACCATTGACAAGTGGAGCTAACGTCGCAGCCGTAGCACCGAGAATCATTAGCTGCATCAGGGTGGTTGACTGCATACGAAACCCGCTGATATTCGTCGTGAGTGTCGTTGAACCTGTCCATCCAAAAAGAATACCGCTGCCGCTAACAGCGGTAGGGGTAACGGTAAAGAACGCAGCTTGACCGGCGACACGAACACGGGTGGAACTTTCTGCAAATGCAGGGTCAGCCCAAACCGGAGTGGTCTTTCCGCCCGCAACCTGGAGTTTGCCACCACTGACATTCAACTTGTTCTCAGTATCCGTCACCGTCAGCGGTCCGCCCATGTCAATCGGCAGCGAGGCAGGCAGCGGCGCGGCCATGTCCTGCGAAAAAGTAGCACGAAGCAAATACAGCAAACCCTGCTTGGTCGCTCGCAGGATGCCCGCGCTGGCCGTCTTACCGCTGATGCCCGCAGAAAGACGGTTCACCAGAAACCGACGCTGACGGTCGTTGCGCCGGTCGCCAGTAGACGCAGTGTGACGGCTCCCGCCTCGATCAGCCGCACCTCGTTCTCGCTCGCGAACGCCGTGTTACCGACGGTGAGCGTCACTGTTCCTGCTGCTACCGGGTCTTCGCTGATGGCGAAGCGAATATCCGCCGATGGGCGCAGACGAAAGCCGCGCGCCCAGGATGGAATCGTAATCGACTCCACGACGCCGGCGGCGAGTGTCCAGAGGCCGGAGGTGAGCTTGGCGGTACGAGCGTCGGCGTTGAGGGCGACCTGTGCGCCGTCCGCAACGCCGTCGCCATTGCTGTCATAGGGCGCGACTGGCATGGTTACGCTCCCTTATTCGCCGGCGCGCGTTCGACGGCTTTGGTTGCCGGTGGCGCGATCGCGGCCTTCTCGCCACGGAGCATTGCGTCACGCGCGGCGGTTGCTTCCGCGTCGGTCTCGCCGGCGTGCCGTGACTCGTGGTCCGCTACCGCGTCATAGGCTTCCGCCTTCTCGCCGCCGCTCAGCTTGTAGCGTTTGGCCGTCACGTCGTCAAGCTTGCCACCCTCAGCCACGAGGAGCGTTGCCGCGCCTTCGTCGCCTTCTTTGACGACCTTGCCATCCGCGTCCAAGTACAGCCTCTCTTTGCTTACGTAGTCCATCGATGTCCCTCCTGCTTAGACTTGCGTGCCAACGACTGTCCATACGGTTGCCGCGAGCGTTCCCGTATTGCTGTACCAGACGCCGGTTGCCGTGTTGACCACCAGCGCGCCCTTCTGCGCGACCGCGTTCAGATAGCCCGCTGCCGGCACACCCGGACTGGTATACGGTCCGATACCACTGTCATTAGCATCAGACGCGCCTGCCAACTGCCGACGTACCGCGCCTTCGATGACGCGCCCGCCTGTGATAATTGCCATGGTTATGCCTCACTCGCGGGCGACGGTCAAGCCGCCCGCATCAATGCTACCTACACGCCTGTCACGGTACAGAGACCCAGGGGTCTGTAAACGACAAGGGCCAATCGTTCCTCAGCACGGATCATCTGCTTGTTCTCGGCGAAGAACGTCGAGTGCTCACTGGATACAGCGAGCGTGATTTCGTTGCGCCGGAAGATTTGCGTGGCGTATTGGAACGCTCCGACCAGCGCCGTATTCTGGGTCATCGCTACGGTCTTAGCGACGTTCAAGCCCCAAATGCGTTCCGGTCCCATCTCGCTCGGTGGTCCCCAGATGTAGATACCGTCGGCGGTTCGCAAGAGCCGCACGTCCTGCCAGTCAAGCGGGTGAAAGATCACGCCATCAGCGTCAAGGAATGCGTTGACATTGATCAGCGTCATGGCCTTATAGATCGAGTCGGGCGTCGGGTCCGTGCCTTTGGCCTGGGTTTGGATACCAGTAGTGTTCAACAGGCCGGTGAGGTTCGGAGCCGTGCCGTTACCGGTCACTAGTTGTGTATCTTCAGCGAGCTGCACGAAGAGCCGTAGCCGCTGATTGATGTAGTCACGCAACGCCGGCGCGTCCTCCATCAGTTCGTCGGTCACTGGCAGCAACGTGGCGATCTTGCGTACCGGCGATGTGCGCTCGACAAACGCGAGTGCTGACTCTGGCTTAGCAGCGCCCTCAGCGACGGTCGCCGCGCCGTTCGTCGGCGTGGTCTCTTCCATGTACACAATCGCGTTGGTGCTGGTCTCAGCTTGCGGGATCAGGTCAGCAACGTGCATGGTGTTCAATGGCGCGGGTTCGATGCGTCCGGTCCTGACGTTCTGGACACTATAGCCGGTCAAGGTCAACAGCGCCTTGCGGTCAAGCTGCGCCTCAGGGCCGGCCTTCATACCCGGCCGCCACGCCTTGAACGCTTTCGAGTCCATGAAGGCATCGGCGATGCTCTTCTGCTCGACGCCATCACCCGCAGGCGCGACCGGCGTGTCGAGGCGTCCGACCGGCTTCTGTGACTCGTCAAGCGCCTTCATATTGGCGTCCCGCGCGGCCTCAATCTCGATCAGGCTGTCACGCTGGCCGGCCAGGTCGCTCAGTTCCATGTTGCGCTGCTTGATGTCGTCGGCAACCTCTGCCGACATATCCAGGTTTGGATACTTGGCGAAAATGTCGCCGAGTTCTTTCCGTTTTGCCGCGAGCTTGTCGCGGACTTCGATCAGCTTGCTCATGGTGTGATGACTCCGTTCAACTGTGCTTCAAGTCGTTGGAACTCCGCAAACAGCAGATGCGCTGCTTTCGGATCGGCCTTGGGTTCTGTCTCAGTCAACAACGTTTCGAGGTCTCCTGCCACGGCGGTAAGCGCCTCCAACAGTGACCCGATGCGTTTTCGGTTGGCGTCGGACAAGACCCGTCCCTGTTTGGCGCGCATCTCCTTGATTTGGGAGACACGGCGGTCAAACTCCTGCACCAGAGCAAGCACGGCGTCGGAGTAGTCGAGGATCGGCATCCCGGCAGGCAGGATGCTTTTCGCGCCCGTCACGTTCGCGGCGTTGTTGGCCGGAACGGTGACGAGCGATATTTCGTAGAGCTTGATGTCTTTCAGCAGCCGGCCTTCGGCCACGTACTCATCTTGGAGCACCTCGTAGCCGATACTCAACTTGACCGACTTGCCACGCGCCATGCGTTCCGTGGTGACCGCACGCGCGGCCTGAGCTTCGGTGTGGGAGTGGAACGCGGCTTTGAAGAACAAGCCATGATCGTCCTCGTAGGCATCCTCAACCGAGGCCACCGGCAGCGCGGACCAGTCATGCCCGACCGCGATAAAGCCATCGGACTTGAAGTCGGCAAGGTGACGCGTGAACGCGCCTTTGACCGGACGCTCCTGGACGCTATCCCAATTTTGGAACGTCGAGGCATACCCTTGCAGATTGCCTGAACCCTCGTCACTCAGCTTCAGTTCTGGATTGAGTAGCTTGTACTCCACATTGCACCTCAGAGGATCATAAAACGCCAGGGCCGGCTGGCCGTGGCGCTAGAGGCGCTAGGAGATTCGTTGTTACGTAGGACTATATCATGTTGCTGCTGTTATGTCTACCGTCTCCGTTTCAAACTCATGCCACAGCCGTTGCAGCTCTTCCAGCGTGTAGATATTCGCGTGCTGGTTGCTGTGATGGCGCGCGACCAGGACAAGCCGTATCACGCCCTCAGCATCCTTGACCAGCTTGGCAATCGGCGATGCACAGCACGCACACGGCAGCGGCTTGACGATCATGCAAGCACCGGCGCGATCGCGCACGTACATCTGGGATGCAAGGGCGCATGTGTCACTCCCGGCGCGAACTCCTCGCCAAGCGGCACAACCTTGCCACCAAGTGGCTTGCACACCTCACAAGGCGACGGACCTAACAGCCACTCTGTTCCGGCAACCTGCCCGCTCGCGCGATAGGCCAGCATACTTCCGCGTGAATAGGCGTCCGCCGTCTCAGTGACGGCGATCAGGTCCGCGCGTGTCTTGCTTTCCGTGACGGCCCGCGCCAGCAGCTCATCACGTACCTGGGCAAGCGTCCATCCTTCTGATGCTTGCCGTCCGATGATCATCTGGATGGTGTCCGCCGTCGTCGCGTCAATCCCTTTGACCCGCTGCGCTAACGCTTCGAGGATCAACTGCACGCTTTCGTTTGCGACATCGAAGGCACCCAAGACAACGCCGACGCTTGACGAGCCATCAAGCCAGGCCAGCCGTAGCAACTCTATGGTGTAGGGCTTTAGGATGTCATACAGCGGCTTCATAGTGTGCTTTCAGGTAGGCCGCTACCTCGTCTCGCATCTGCTCTTCGATCGTGCGCGTCGTGTCATCGCGCTTCAGCTTCAGACTGATCGGAAACGGATACCGCTTTTGCTCGTCAGTCAACAATGCCGGTTCGACAATGGCATCGATGATGCGCGGCGCTGGCGCCGGCGTTGCCGTCTCTGCCTTGAACATGTCGCCTTCGTCAAGCCGTGGCAGATCACCCACGCGCGGATAGCCCAGGTACACCCGCGCCTCGTTCTTGGTGATGGCGTCCTTGTCGTAAGCATTCAGCACGCGCGCGTACTTGGCGTCCTCATTCTCCTGGAGCGCCGCTACCTTGCTAAAGTCATAGTCAATCAGCGTGTTGCCGCTGAACTCGTTCGCAAGCGCCTGGGTCAACTCAGCCGCGTCACTCTTCCACAGTGGCACCAGCGTGCCCTCGGTGAACTGTGAGACGGCTTCACGGTAGTTGTTGTAGATACTCTTCTCGATGCCGACGTAGAGGCCCGCGACAATCGCCGGAATGCGAAACGCGCCGGCAATGCGTGACTCTGGCACACGGCGCAAGGCCTCGAACGCCATCTCTTGCAGGTTCAAGCTGATGCGTTGGTACGTCGCGCCCTGCTCCAACACCTGCACGCCGCCGCGATTCATGCCGCCATGATCGCGGTAAAACTGCGCCTTCAGCTTGTCGGCCTGTGTCGGTGACAACGAGACGCCCGACGGCAACGTCACGACGCCGCGCGCCGTCGCGTCGTTCCGCAGGAGCGCATACAGGTAGCGCGTCAGCTCGGTATCGGTATCGACTTCTTGCGCCACTGACCGCAATGGAGCCGCTGCGACCCACGGCTGCGACAGGTCAACCGCCGGCCACTTCAAATGGATAATCTCCGTCCCTGGTATCCGCCGCTTGTTGCCGTCGCCGATGTCGTACTCGTAGTCCTCGACCCAGCCGCTTGCCGATGGGATGGGCCGCATCTGCCCGGCATGGTACGGCCACAGTTCGACCACCTGACCACCCCGCCCGCGTACTTTGTGCAGATACGTATTGCCACCAATCGCACGGTAGGTAATGTCGATGACGCGCAGCTCGGCATGACTCATCAGCGGATTGGGCCGGTCCAGCAAGCGTTGCAGCGGATGACTCTCCTGGTGCTCACCTTCCGCATTCAGCACCCGCGGCGGCGGCTCTGGATACGCGAATGCCAGCGCCGAGACGCATTGGAAGACCGCGCCGTTCTTGTTGTAGCCGTCATCGGTCAGACGACGGAACGTCGGCTCCGCGAACGTCGTCTTAATCCATGCGGACACGAACGGCAGGTCGGCGGCCTTCGCGTCAAACTCCGGCGGCGAGCTTCGTCCCAACAAGCGATCTAAGATGCCCATGATGCCTCCCTATGCTGTTGTGACCGGCAGGCAGTCATGAAAGTGAACCCCAACTGTTTGCAGCCTTGAATGCCAACGCTCTAGAAATTATCGAATCATCGTGCATCCCCTCCGGCGCGCTGTACTGGCTGCGACCAGATGGTGACGCTTTCTGTTCATACGCTTCAAGCTCAGCGGTTGCGACTGGATTGTCGAGCCATTGGAACTCGGCGCGCTCGAAGGCCAAGACCAGCGACTTAATCAGCGGCGCCTTACTGACGCCGGTTGTCTCAAAGCCGTTGACTGGCAAGTCCTCAGCGACCAACGCTTCGATGTTCGGACCGCCGATGCTGTTCGACTCAGCCAGGATGGTATACGGCCGCCAGAGCTCGTACAGCGCCCGCAGTCGCCCGCGCTGCAAGTCCCAACTGACCTGATTGAAGCGGTCAAGCGCGACCTCCATGCGGCACGTCACACACGCAACACTGAGGCATGTGTAGTCGCGCTTCTGCGCCCAATCCACGCCCATCACGAACTCATGGCCCGGATGATCCGCCGGCGTCGTGTGCAGCGGCGCATGGAGACAAGCCGCGATGTTGCGAAAGACCGTACCCGCGCCTTCGATGAACTGCGCCATGATCTCCTGCTGAATGTCTTCCGCCGTCATGTCACTGGTCAGCTCAGCCAGTGCCGCCCGCGACAAATGCGGGTTGTCATAACTCGTAAAGTGGAACGCCTTCCAGCGCTCGCCGTCCGCTTGCGCCTTGCTATACAGCGTATGAAACCAGTTGCGGCGGTTCGGCGTCGAGATGAACCAGGCATCGCCGTCATTGTCGAGCAGCATCGGCGCGCCGACCTTTTCCCAGGCATCCGCCGCGAGGTACGCACACTCGTCAAGCACCAGGAAGTCAGCATAGTCGCCGCGCAAGCTATCCGCGTCCCAGGCTGTCTTCACCTTGATGCGTCCACCGGATGATGGCATAGTCAGGATACGCCGGCTCTCGTTCTTCTGGACAATCCCGCGCGCGGTCAGTTCGTGCAACCACGCCTTGCACTTGTCCCAGAAGGCATCGGCCTGTTCTTGCGTCGTGGAGGCCAGGAGGACGCGCCGGCCCTCGCGCAGCTTGCGGCACGCGACGACCGCTGCCAGCGTGGTCTTGCCCGATCTGCGACCGCTGCAAATAACCACGCGCTTAGCCGCACGGTCGACAATCGCGCGCTGCTGCTTGTGCATCCGCGGAAGCCTAACGCTCAGTGTCGTCGCTGGTGTCGCTGCCATCTTCAATCCACAGAATACGAAGCGGCCCGCCGTTCGGCCCGCCATGCTCGTTCTTGACCGGCCCACTCAGGCCCACCCGATCCAGCACGTCTTTTGCCGCCGCGAGCTTCACACTATGCTGCGCGTGGCCGAAGGTAATCAGGTTGCCAATCTGCTTTGCCGCGTCTCTGGCATTCATCCGTAAGATACGACGCGCCTCAGCAATGATCGCCTCGATATGCTCGTCAATGCGCACCTGAAACTCAGGACACTTGACCCAATCGCCTAAGGTGGAGTGCGGAATGCCATGCTCTTTCTCAATCACGAGCCATGTTTTACCTTCAGACAGCAACAAGGCCGCCAATTCCTTTTTGGCGTTCCACTTCCACACACTCCGACGTGAACCGCTCATCACACCTCTCCTCGCACGGGCAAGTGCGTCGTCACCTGCTCGATTGCCGTCGCCGCCTCACCGCCGTCGCGGATCAGCGCGTCGAGATGCTCGCCGAGTATCCACGCTCGGCCATTCTGACCCCATGTGTTTGACCAGGAGTTCAGCATCCGAAACACGCCGAGTGTCCGACTGTAGCCAACTACCACGTACGCATGGCCGCCGACCATATTGCCGGTTGGCGCAATAAAGCCTTTGTCATTCGGACGCATCATGCCGCTCGTAAAGGCCGTGCCCGCGACGACGCTCCCGTGTCCACTGAGTATCCAGGTTGCCACGTCCTCAGCGGTAAAAGCCCAGACGTAGCTTGCCACATGTCCCAATGTCACGAGGACTTTCGCGCCTGCCC